GTTCCATATGGATCATTACTAGTATCGACTGGACGAACATCAATTAGATTGCCTGCTCCCATACCTTTTAAACTTCTATCAAGATGCTGTCTATCCATAGAAGTTTGAAGTCTTCTTCTATTTGCACCAAGTTGTTGATTTGCTTGTGATTTTGCTTGACTTCTTTTTGCTCTTACACTTTCTGGTTCAGCATCAACTTTTTTCATAGAGTCAAGTCTTGCCTTAGCAGAAACACCTTTCACTAAGTTATTGATTGCATCTCCAACGCCAATTGAACTATTAAACTTTTGCTTACCAACATTCATTAAAGCATTAGTCATTTTTTTAGACCAACTTCTAGTTCTTGTTGGAAATCCTTCGTCATCATATGGTTGGTCAGATGTGCGAAGAGGCACGTATCCTTCACAAGTTTCTACAAACTCTCTAAAAGTTTTCATTTAACTTTTATTTTTATTTAGTTAAATCCCGCTTGGAACCGATGCCATTCAATAGCATTTTTGATTTGGAATGTTCTATTGGAAATTGTTTTAATTACCTCCTCCAAGAACTTTAACATAATATCGTAGTATCGTATCTTGAGTTCTATCTTACTTAACTTCTCATCCCCATCCATATGCCTCTGTAACGCTTCTTTGTCCCGAACTTTATAAGGAAATGGTTCTTCTTCGTAGACCTCTATAGGTGCCTTTCCAGTGTAGTAGTTATAACGTTCAAGTTTTACCCTATTAAATGATTCCCTTGCTTTTTCACGCAACAAAGTAATCGTATTATAGATTGTATAATACTTAGCATGTAATTGGGGAATTTTTAAAGATTCATCATGTAAATTATCAGGATCTATGACAGAATCTCTCTGCCACATCTCCTGGATTTCATCAAGATTCATAAACGAGTTCTTCCGTCAGAAGCAACGATATTGTAGATAGTATACTTGAAAGTAGCGTCTGCTGTAAAGTACTGAACGTCTGTTCCAGTTGCTTCAAAATCCAAAGACGATAAAGATACTGGAAATAAATCGCTAAATTTAACAATCGCAGTGTCTTTATAATTACTATTCAGGATATGTAAAGACCCATCACTAAAAGCCTCTTTAGGGTCTCTTATTCCGTCATCGTTTGTTGTTAAATTTTTATATTGTTCTGTTGTTTCTGGAAAACCTAGTCCTGTAATCCAATTATGAAGTGCCATATAATTTTCGAGATTTTCATCAATTAAAAAACGAATACTTAAATCACCATAAAGAATTTTTGTTCCTGGGATATCAAGATCTTTCAGGTAGGATGGTTGTCTTTCTGTTTGCAGACTAATATCAGGTATTCTAGCATTATTGCAAAAAAATGCTACTTTTGGTTCTTTTGCTAGAGTAAATTTAAATCCAATGGGAGAAAGAAAATTTCTATTTCCTATTTGATTTGAAAGAAAACTTGCCATTATTTTTTCCAGTTAAAAATTGAACTTGGTTTTTCTGGATATTTGAAGATTGAACTTGGTTTTTCTGGTTGAACCACTCCAACTTTAAGAGTTCTTGCTCCAAATTTTTTATAATCGGGATACCCAAGTTGCTTAGTAGTTGCTGTAGTTAAATCATACTCCCGATTTCCATGATATGGTCCTCTATCAATAACTGGAGCAGTTACTGATCTACCAGTACTCGGATCGGTAATTCTAACTTTAGTTCCAAGAGGTAACGTTTTATTTGCAACTCCTATTGTTGTTGGAGTTAATTTTGCACCAGAAGCAGTTGGATTTCCATAAAGTCCTGGACCATATGAACTAGTTTCAACTTCTTTATCTGAAGCAGACGCTTTTTGTTGCCACTTAAATAAAGGACTTGGACTATTGGATTGCTCTTGGAATTCTCTAAAGGTTTTCATTCCTATAGTTTTATTTGTATTTAGATAAAAAAAGGGGGTCCGAAGACCCCCCTCGTTTAAGATGTGAATTAAATCACATGAGGTTGAGAACCTTAACTCTTCTGTAGTAACGGTTAGCGTTAACAGCAAGGCGACCAAGACCTTGAGTTGTGCCCTCAGCGAATGGGTTGGCAACAAGACCATATCTGGTCTTAAAGCCAATCTTGGGCTGGAAGCTGTTCTCGCCAACGGCACGTACCATTTGGAGAGGAACATATGGGCAGTAGAAGAGACCAGCGTCATATGGGCTGGAACCCTTATAACCGACAACGTAGTACTGGTTAGCAGATACGTTTGCCGAATATGGGTCAATGTATACACGATACTTACCTTGCAGAACACCAGCGAAGGTGTTACCGGTATCGTCAACTTGGAGGTTAGCGTTAAGAGCTGGGGTGTAATCAAGAACACCTGCCATCGTGAGTGCCGAAGCAACGTCAGCGGAGCAGAGGATCATGTTACCCTTTCCTCTACGAGTTCTTTGGGCGATAGCGTTTGCGTCACGCTCGATCTGGAAGATCAGACCCTTGAACTTCTCAACCGACCAACGACCGTTGGAGTCAACGTCGAGGTCAAATGCACCAGCGGTAGCAACGTTGGTTTGAGCACCAGACTCAGCAACCTTATAGATCGATCTGATAACTTCACGGTTGATCTCAGCCAGAATCTCAGTTGAGAGAATGTTGGCGAGTTCCGCTTCAGCATTCAGACCGTGGATTGCCTTGAGGTCTTGTGCAAGTTCCAGCGAGTACTCAGCTTTCAGAGCACGTGACTTAGCAGTAACGGTAACTTTCTCGATCGAGAAAGCCATTTCGTTGAACTGACCACCAGTGCCACCGAGTGCTTCAGCATCTTCGGTATCCATACCACGACCAGTTGGATAGGTCGTAGCGGTTTGTGAACCTTCTGGATTGAGCAGAGCTGGGTTGTTGGTGCCTGCGGTTGAAGCGGTAGTACCGAAACCAACACGACCGTCAGTGGTAGCACCTTCGTTCTGGGTGTAACCAGCAGACTCAAGGTTGAAGTTGCTATCCTGAGCAGACCATGCGGTATCTGGCTCGTTGAACAGAGCTTCCGTACCAGACTGAGTGCGGTAGCGTGAACGCATTGCGAAGATGAGTCCAGTAGGACCATTCATTGGTTGAACGCCAGCCAGGTCATAAGCAACCAGGTTAGGCATTGCACGTCTGATCAGGGAGATCAGAACAGGGTCGAAACCTGCGGTAGGACCTGCTGCACTAGCAAGCGCACCGAAACCAGGAGTAGAACCACTTGAACCAGTGGTCTGAAGGGTTTCTCCGAGGAACTCACGCTCTTCACGGAGTGCGGTTTCTTGGTTCTCCAGGAGAACGGCAGTTACCATTCTACGATGTGAATCTTTGATTGGGTCAAGACCTTCGTAGTCAAGTAGGGGAGCCCACTTCTCCTGCAGATATTCTTGGTTGTACATCTGCATTTGATTTTTACCTCTTTAGGAAAAAAGTGTTGTTTGTTTGAATTTTATGATTTAAAAATCACTTTTTAGAAGCTCTAGCAAGAGTCTGGAGATATGCGCTCATCATTGGGGAATACGATTCTTGAATCGATTCACCAGTTTGAACTTCCTCCGAGATTGTCTCAGTTTCGCTTCTTTGAGCACCAGTGTTTGATGGGAAATATGATTCCCTCAGGGTTACTAGCTTCTCACGATAGTCTGCTTCACTTTCAAACTCAACATTTTCTGCGAGAGAAGCGAGTTTGTCCTTCTGAGAAAGTGCTAGACCCTCAGCGACATCTGCAAAGATTACATCGGCAACTGACTCGGCTAATCTTCTATTAAGAGCAACGTTTCTTTCGATTTGCTCGTTGAGTTTTGATTCCATTTCATCAAGTTTATCTACCATGCTCTCGATGACATCATATCTATCTTCAGGGATTGTTACATAATGATCTTCAAAAAGACTCTTCATTCCTTGGAGGAATGATTCGGTCATTTCAGTCTTAAGACCGTGCTCGATGGCGAGTGCGTTCTCTTGAATCCACTCGTCAGCAACATACTCAAGGTATGCGTCAAGTCTGTCGGTCAGAGATTCCTTAATTGTTTGAACCTCTTCAATAAGAGCAGCTTCATAAGCTTCTTGGAGACTTTCCTTAATTTCAGAAACTCTGCTCTTAATTGCTGCTTCAAAGATGGTACGTGCTTTCTCTTGGAATTCCTCAGAAAGCTCTTCACCAGCAAGAAGAGCATTGACATCTTCTTCGATGTTAAACTCTTCTTCCATTTTCTTCTTCTTACCGCCTTCTTCCTCTTCTTCCTCTTCCTCTTCACCCTCCTCTTCTTCCTCTTTCTTAGCCTTCTTCTTAGCTTCGGCTACGACTTCTTCTTCGCCTTCTTCGAGGTCTGCTTCGTCTTCTACAAGTTCTTCGTCTTCTGCTTCAACTTCTTCTCTACGGAGAGCTTTAGCATTGACAACATCTCTAACTTGCTTGAGGGTTTCGCCAGGAGTCTTCAGCTTTGCTGAATCATCATCTGGACGATAGTTATCGGGAGTAGGACCGCCAAGATCCTCATAAGGAGCACCTCCAACCATTGGGTCAGCAGGTGCGGCTCCTTTGGTTACTACGTTTTCCATTTCTTGTAAATTGCTACCAACGGACATTTGTTTAGATTCTTGTATATAATCTATATTTATTTATAAATTATAGATTTGAAAGAAATTCGTTGAAGAGATTTAATTTATGCTCTTCTAAAATTCTTTGATATACTAAGGT